TCCCAAGTATCTGCATCAATAACGATAATTGTACCCTTATCTTCACCACTATCTTCTTCGGTAGAAAGTTCATACCCTAGAGTTCCCCGCAGTGACCGGAACTGAATACGCCCGGAGACAAAGGGGCTTGGCATGGGAATAAGCACTGGAACTTCTTTAGTACCGGTGTTAATCTGAATAGGGCCGATTTTAAGAATTCCTATCCAATGATCGCCATGATAATGATCTTTCAAAGGGATGGTTACGGGCATCTTATATCTCCAAAAAGCACAGATAATAATTATTATCTAATTTAGGATTATATTATTGACCTACAATTTTTACCCTTCCATCTGTATAGTATGTGAAGATTCCATCATCGCTAGATCCATATCTATTTCTTCAAGCTCAAACTTAATAGCCATGAGCCAATTTTCAGCAGCTTTAGTATTCCTATTAATAACTTCTAATTGATAAAGTGCGGCTTTAATAAGTATTTCAGGGTAGTTAAGACTCCACAAATTTTCCTCAACTGCACCATCGCCAGTTAAATCATTCATCAAAGGAGTATCAAACAGCCCATCAATTTTCAGTGTGATTGCTGTATCTGTAGGTGCTAGTATTACAATACTACTTCTAGCTGTAACTGGATTACCAATATTAAAACTCCAATAAATAGGACATCCAGAATCTACATTTCCAAAACTCTTTCCAAACACTTTCTTGAGATCACTCAAGGTTTTTAACTCAAGACAGACCGTAGCATTATTATATTCAAAGAATACATTATCAATCTTTCGAGCAACCCTGCCCAATTCTACCAGATAATTCCCAGCAATAACAGGGATAGAAATTTCCTCATTCTGATTAATGAGCATCCTATCCAACATCTTCTGGCCATCATGAATAAACTGATTAGCCCCAAGATCTGAATAGTCATTTAATTCAATTAGATCATATCTTCCAGAAATCTCTACAAATCTCTGCCTTAATTCAAGGAGGCTCATCTCATCTATCCTTTGTTATGCTTTGTTACAATTTGTAAAGAAGGATTACCGAGGGAGCTTGCGCTCCCCCAGTAATTTGGCCCATTCTTAGGACGCAGTATTAAGAGATCCGAAACCATACAAGTAGCCCCAGCCATCAGGATGATGATACTCAAGGCCAGCCTCAGTCAGGTACTCTTCCTTAATCCCGTCACGAGAGGTCCACTGACCCTTCTTCAACCTCTCATCGGCCTTGAACATAGTGTCATCAATAAATCTAAACTTAATATCCTTAGGTTCAAAGATCACCATAGAGTGCCGAGTGGTAGGCTCATATGAGAACAGAGGATGTGTCATCATGTTAATTACTCCAAACGGAGTAACCCACTCCATTACTTTAATTCCATAACTAGTAGTTTTAGAATTAAAGTCAAAATTTCCGTTGCTCTTAATCAACTTATTGATGGCCAGAACAGTTCCAGTTCCTACAAAGGCCAGCTTCTCATTAGACCCATAACGAAAGATCAACTCAAGCTGCTTATCCAGCCATTCATCACCACCCTCCAGCCAAGTCTTACCAGCGAAGTCTGTATCAGCAATATAATTACTAACAGTTCCGGCAGTGCCCCCACTTCCAGTATATCCGCCCTTAATAGCCGGAATAATTCCAAGAGTGGTACGCTCAGGCTTACCATTATCTCCGGTGCGTTCAGACGGTACGCCAAACAGATAAGCCTTCTCCATTTCAATAGAGTGCATTTCAAGAGCTTCCCTCTTGGCTTCTTTATACTGATCGTAGGTCCGCAAACGGGTACGAAGAGCAGTACGAGTCATCTCCAACGGAGTACGGAAAATCTGCGTATAGTTATACCATTTGGTCGGATCATATGCAATAGCTTCAGGCATATTCGCACCCTCAGCATTGATATTACCGATAATCAAAGCAGTATCACAATCACTCAAATCACCAGCACCGGAGTTATCATCATTCTCCAGCAAGAGTGCACCAATGTAAGAATCAGCACCATTAGCAACCCTTGCTACACATTTACCAACTACATCCACAGTCAAATCACTAGCATCTCGCAAAAGTACTTGATGCCCAATCCTAAACTGGGATACATCTGCAGCAGACATCTTAAAATAAAGAGTATCTCCTGCAACCCCACTATCAACATATGCTACACTCAAACCAGTGTTAGTATACCTCCCAGTAATAGTGGCTCTCTGAGTGGGGAGAGATTTAGTCCACCAGTTAAATTCCGGATCATCTGTTTTCTCGCTAGCCATTTTACTGAGAATAGCTGTCAACGGAGCATCACCATTCGGATAACGACGAAGAACTGTCTCCCGCCAATTTTTCGGACGCTCATCACTCGACCAATCACCAGTACCTCTCATTCCAAGAAATGCCATTTTAGTACCTCTTTATCTAAGTTTTCTGGCAGGATTCCCTACCCAAGTTTCATTAGCTGGAATATCCTGAGTTACAACACTTCCAGCACCAATTATTGCACCCGCTCCTATTGTTATTCCAGGAAGAACTACTACTGCGGCACCTATCATAGCGCCACAGCCAATCCTAGTAATATTCAATTCAGAACTTGGTGGATACTTATCATTACAAAAAATCACCGACGGCCCTACCCAAACATTATCTTCAGAGTCTGTTTCTTTAGACCCTGCTCAAGAAAAGCCTGTTCGGTAAAATTCTCAGCCATTTCAAAATCTCCTGTTAATCTTCAAGAAATTCATCAATCTCGGCTTGAAGCCCAGACTGCTTCTTTGTTGGTGTTCGAGTACTTCTGGCTCCGGGGAGAGCAGGAGGTGGACTTGCCATCTTCTGTGCAGAAGGAATAGAAGGATCAGGCAAGTTCAAGTTCTGCCGGGTAACTTCGGCAGCTTTCTGCAGTACCTGTCCTACAGTCCATTCAGGATTAGCTTTAGCCACTTCTTGTGCAACTATGGAGACATACCCTTTGATGGCCACCAGATCGGAATTACTCTCATAAAATTCCNTCCTAAGTTCGGCCAAAGATGTATGCCTCTGTACCTCGGAACCTACTACACTTGGCATGTTGGCGAGAAGATTCTTGGCGGTCTCGATTTGGGTCTGGCTCTGGACGATCTTCATAGATTCCAAAAAGAACTTAGTAAAGTTCTCCTTAGACTCCATTACCTCATCAAAATCCACTCCCTTGAGATAATCCTCCAAGCTCTTGCCCTCACCTTCGCCTGGCTGTGGGGCCGCAGGCGCTGTGGGAGTACCAACATTATCAGCAGATAACTGCTCTATGGTTTTCAATAGAGNTGCGTTCTGCTCTTGAAGCNTCTCCATATCGGATTTCTCCGGAGGAGGCTCGACTTCAGGAGTTGTCGAGAGGGGATCAGGCGGAGTTTTCTCAGTAGGCTCATCACCCTCAGGCTTGTCCTCTACTTTCAGCTCACCAGTTCCTTTATCCTCAGCAACTCTTTCCAAGGGTGTTTTTTCACCCTTAGGTTCATCATCTTCCAAAATCTTATCGGAAGATTCAAAGTCCAAAAAATCATCGATTTCTTCTACACTGACAGAGGCCATCGCATCATCAGATAGAATATTTTCACTAAGCATCTTAAATCTCCTCTTGTTTGGTTTCTACTGAATGTTTATCTACGTTATTTACCAGATCGTGAAAGATCAGCGCGACAAGTCGCAAGGCTTTGATCCCTCCACGGGTTTCCAAATATTCCTTACTCCCGCACTCCTCGTTAAAGTCCCGCATTTGCTCTATACGAATATTAAGTTCATTGAGAAAATCCTCATGAATCGACCCACTAAGAAAATCCTTCAGGATGTGAGTAGGGGTTCTGGGAGTATAGTCCCTCACCGGGTCGATTATTCTATTTAAAAGTTCGCTCATCCCATTCCCCTTAGAGGCACTATGTTACCAGCCTGAGCTTGTTGACGAACAGACTCGTCTGGTAAAGTTTGAGTGTTAATGTTGCCGCCATCCTTACGGATGAAATCATTGACGTTTTTAGCCCCGAGGTTGCGGGCGATGTGAGTAAAGATTCTCACTACATCAAATTTCTGAGCGAGTTCAGGATTAGAGCCCAAGATCTGGAATAACTGTACCCAAGTGTCGGAATAGTTCCCACCAGGGATAGAACCATCCCTAACGGACACATTGTAGTTTATATCCAGTTGATCTGGCGCTACTCGGATTCTTCCACGGTCGATTCCACTACTTCCAAATTCAGCCATGAGGACTTCCTGCCAATCCCCNGCCAGCCGGATATAGCTTTCATTAGTCATCATTTGTTTGTTATGATGGCCGAAGAACATTCCAATATCTTGCAGCCCCTGCATACCTACGACCTTAGCGATTCTCTCCAAACGGTTAACACCTCCGGCTCTGGTTCCCTGGAATTCTGTTCCAGTAAGGCGATCAGGACCACCTTGTCTCAGAGCGCCTTGCATAGAGGAGTCAGCACCACTGATACGATCCATCCACTGGATGATCCAACTGGAATCAGCAACATTACCACGAGTAACATCTTGGATATTAAGTTGTTGAGCAACGTCCTTTACTCCACGCCCCCACGCTGGACGACGTAACCGAATGAGTTTGCCAGGAGCAGGATTCTTCAAATCCTCACTGTTGAGAAGATAAGGATCATAAATAATCATGTCGTTGATTGCTTTACGCACATTAGCAACATGAGAGTTGAACATGAAGTCCAGAATGCCCTGCATACCGTAGAGCATCTCTATTCGACTAACCGGAGTTAGGGAGTAGCCATCATAATCAGGAGCGATAATACTTATGGGAAACTTCCCGTGTTCCATACCGGCAGGTCGAGCCTGAATTACTACCTCATCACAAGCCACCTCGAAGTACCAGATTTCTGGATATTCCTCAGGACCGAGTTCCCACTCTTTAGGTACAATTTTAAGATACATCCTAACAGTATCAGCCGAACTGGTAGTTCTATCATGAAGGTTATCTTTAATACTCATCCCGGATTTGGCGCCTCTGCCGGAATTATCACCTATAAAAATTCCAGATCTTTTACCAAGAAGAGTTTTAATATATTTAACGTTAAAATAGTTATCATCATCCTTCTCATTGGAAAGCAGATTCATNTAATTAGTAGGATTGACCCATCCACAGTACTCCCCCTTCTGAGGCTCATTAATCGGGACGTTAGTATCAGGGAGATAGAGATAAGGATCAATATTCTCCAGGGCGTTACCTTCATAGAGGAGTTGATCTTTTAATACGAAAGTTCGTTCTTTCTTCCCAAATCCCATAAAACCTGCGCTACTTTCAATTATAGTCTTCGAGCCCCGCTCAGTAGTCCAAGTAGGAGTTACTACTCCAAACCCATACCCGAAGGCATCTCGAGCTTGAGTATGAAGATTGAGACCTACTTTACTTTTATAACACTGAAGGGCTATCAACTTCTCCAATAAGATCGCCCCTATTACGTCCTTAGGACCAGTTCCTTCATAGCGAAAGATTGGATCCTGAAGAAATGCCGCAACATAATAGGAAAGTAAAGTCTCGAGGACTGTGTAGGAATATGGAAACACTATGGAGATCGGTCGACGAGAGTCAGCACTCTTGACTTTTCTCTCTTCGTCATCAGCAGGAATGTAAGCAGTAAGAGTAAAATCTATTTCATTCCATGCTGAATGTCTCCTAGACATCATCCTCGCGCTATTATGCGCCCTCTCCATAATCTCATCTCTGATCTTATTATGAAGTTTAGACCCTGGCTTAAGATCCAACCCCTTGGGATATTTATACTCATGAGTATCTTTCCCAAGTTCAGGATTTCTGGATCTATAACCTGAGTTTCCTATTAGAGTCGGCGGCATCTGGAACCTCGTTCCTTTGTTACAAATTGTTATAAAGCAAACCATCCACCTAATGTGGCCTCTCGAGGATAGCACCCTTCGGATGCTCTGAGGGAGTTAAACAATAGCTCCCATTGAATCAGGTTCCATCATTACTTCATTAAAGAGTTCATCGAATTCCTCTTCAGCCGGTACTTCATCTGTGGAGTCCATTGGGTCGAAGTAGACAGATTGCTTATCCATTATGTAGGTGATGTAAGCCAGCCCATCCATTACGTCCCAGAGTTTAGAACGGGGAAAACTGAGGAGCTGAGTCTCAAGTTTTCCGCAATTACTTTCATTATGATAGATATAACCCAACTTATAGAGTGGCGCCAGGGTTGCAACCCTCTCCTCTTTACTCCTTTTGGCCGGAAGTTCCATCAAGATAGGAAATAAGCTCCTAACTCTACACTCATTCTCAATAGGCTGAGTAACAAAGTTACTAAGACCAACAGCATCATAACCAAGGATAAAGGACTTAAATCTCCTGACTTGTGCAAACATCTCTTCATAAAGTTGATCAGGGTAAAATTTCTCACTAGTAACTTCCCTTACAAAAATCTTCCTACTTGACCTATCTATACCTACTGTTAATACAGAAGACTCCGCACTTTGAAGTTTAACAGTTCGGGCCGGATCTACTATGGTTACATGNAAGAGNTTGGAGATCCTGATTTCTTCCTCACCTACTTTGAGATTAGTAAANTTGTCAACGAAGTATTTGAAATATTCAGCTTTGAAAACTGCATCTTCTTTGGAAATAGGAATGTTCATCCTTTCCATATAAAATGCGTCAAGGGTGCCTAATCGTCGATGCTCAGCAACTTCAATCTTGATCTCCTCATCTGTCATGTAGCCAGGGTCGTAGGACTTATAGTTTTCATCACAAATGGAGAGTTGTATAGTGGCCCATTCTGGAGAATCCATTAGATCGACCAGTAAGGAATCCTCATGCTTAATGGTGTCTATATAGATAAATACAGTTCCATCCTTACTGTATTTACCTTCAGTTTTCATTAAATCAGAATGAAACCAACTTTTAAGTTTCTTTCTATTGTCTGAATTCTGGATCTCATCCTTATCTTCAAGATCATCTATGATAACCAAATCAGGGCGATGATTGGCCCAGTTAAGGCCTCGGACCTGTTGACCAGCACCTCGGGGNAGAATAAAGGTAGAACCATATGCAGTCCAAGCACTCTTGGAAAACGACTCATCCATGTGAGCATCTTTGCCAATAGCTTCCTTAATATTTCCGAACATGGATTTAACTTGNTGNTTNGANAGAAGATCTCGCTTAATGTTCTCCGTTTGCATTTCTGCGCTAGTAGCAGAATTACTCAAGTACACGATAAATGAATGAAGGCGGAAGAGAATACTTCTCATCGCCACTGCTCGAGCTATAGAGGTTTTCCCTATACCACGAGGAGCAGCTATGGCAATTCTTTTATGGCCCGAGTTGATTAGNTCAAAGATTTGTTGATGGAGAAGGGANAAGTTAGCATAGAANATATCTGGAAAGATTACTCCACAGGTGGTCTTGATGTCAACTATGCATTGNGCCAGGACGAGATCCAGGTCTTCGTTTGAATTTAAGGAGATGTTAGGATTAGAGTTAGGCTGCACTATTATACCACCACGCTTTTACATTAAACATAGGACAAGGCTTACTCTTATCCAGATCATTATGTCCGAAAATTTCAGCCTCTTTGTGAGTAAACAGTAACCCCCGAACTAGTTTCTCAAGTGCTGCCCATTGCTGATGAGTGAAGTTTACTCTGAGCTTTCCTCCAACAAGACAGATACCTAGGCTGCCGGTATTATGTCCAGCTACATGAGCTCCTGGAACATTATCAGCACGGCCTTTTTCTACTGTACCATCCCTACGAATAACATAGTGGTAGCCAATATCTTTCCATCCCCGCTCTTCAACATGCCACTTACGAATGGTATCAGCGCCGATATCCATCTCAGCTGGAGTATCTGCACAGTGGATTACAATTTTATTAATTTTCATAAGTTAACCTTTCTTAAGAAGAGCAGTTACTTTCTCAACAGTTCTAGAACCAAAATAAAATACAAATACTGCCATTAAAAGGTCTCGAAGCATCTCAAGGACAGTTTCAGGGACTTGATAAAAGAAGGCTAGAGTGAAGAGGGCCATGAGATAAAGAAGGACTAGTGGACGGATGTTTTTACTAAGA